TGTATAATCTTTCATAGCGTAATCCTATCTCTTTTTTTCATAACAAGATAAATCCAATCAGAATTTGTAGTTGACAGCCTCGTCTTTCCTTCATTATATCATATCTCATCGAAAAATTCAATCCTGAAAGGAGCGTGATTCCCATGAGCATTTTCAAAGGACTTTTCAAAAGCAGAGACAAGCCCCAGAACAGCTACGACAGCCCTAGCTACACCTACTTCTTCGGCAGAAGCACTGCCGGAAAAAGCGTCAACGACCGCACGGCAATGCAGCAGATTGCCGTTTACTCCTGCGTGAGAGTGCTATCCGAAGCTATCGCACAGCTGCCGCTGCACGTCTACGAATACACAGATAAGGGAAAAGAGCGAGTGCCGAAGCACCCGCTATATTTTTTGCTGCACGACCAACCAAACCCCGAAATGACATCGTTTGTGTTCCGAGAAACATTGATGTCGCACCTGCTGATCTACGGCAACGCTTATGCACAAATCATCCGCAACGGTCGTGGTGATGTGATGGGACTGTATCCGTTGATGCCGGATAAGATCAAGGTTGACCGTGATGAGCGTAACAGGCTCATTTACAAATACAGCAGATATGATGAGCAGAACCCGAACTTCAAGGAACAAGGTGAAATTATTCTTCCTGCGGAACAGGTTCTGCATATTCCGGGACTTGGTTTTGACGGTCTGGTGGGATATTCTCCCATTGCCATGGCGAAAAATGCCATCGGTCTGGCGGTTGCCTGTGATGAATATGGTGCGTCATTCTTTGCCAACGGTGCATCACCCTCCGCTGTTCTGGAACATCCGGGTGTGATTAAGAATCCGGAGCGTGTCCGTGAAGCATGGCACAGGGCATACGGCAGCGGAAATGCCCATAAGACAGCAATTTTGGAAGAAGGCATGAAGTACACGCCGATTTCCATTCCCAATAACGAAGCACAGTTCTTGGAAACGAGAAAGTTTCAGATTGAAGAGATTGCAAGGCTGTACCGTGTGCCGCTGCATATGATCGGCGACCTTGACCACGCCACATTCAGCAACATTGAGCATTTGTCATTGGAGTTCGTGAAATACACCCTTGACCCATGGCTGATTCGTTGGGAGCAGTCATTGATGAAGGCTCTGCTTTCTGATTCGGAAAAGGGACGGTATTTCATCAAGTTCAATGTGGAAGGACTGCTCCGTGGCGATTATGCAAGCCGTATGAGCGGTTATGCGACTGCCCGTCAGAACGGCTGGATGTCAGCTAACGATATTCGTGAGCTGGAGGATATGAATCTGATTCCGGAGGAAGAAGGCGGTAATCTGTATCTGGTCAATGGTTCGATGAGCCGACTTTCTGATGCGGGAATTGCATACCAAAAAACTGAAACAAAGGAGGATACTGCACAATGAAGAAATTCTGGAATTTTGTAAAGAACGAAGATACCGATGAAACGGAACTTCTTTTCAACGGACCCATTTCGGAGGATACATGGTTCGGCGATGAGGTCACGCCTGCCTTGTTCCGTGATGAATTGAGCAAGGTCAAGGGCGATCTTACCGTCTGGCTGAATAGCCCCGGCGGAGATGTGTTTGCTGCATCGCAGATTTACACAATGCTCCGCAATCACAAGGGCAAAGTCACTGTGAAAATCAATGCACTGGCTGCATCTGCCGCATCGGTTGTGGCGATGGCTGGTGATGAAACACTGATTGCTCCGACCGCAATGCTGATGATCCACGACCCCGCGTGTTATGCCGCAGGAAATAAGGCAGATATGGAAAAAGCAATCGAGCTTCTGGAGGAAGTCAAGGAATCCATCATCAATGCCTACGAGGAAAAATGCCATCTCAGCCGTGCGAAGATCGCAAAGATGATGTCGGAGGAAACATGGCTGAATGCGAAAAAGGCATTGCAGCTCGGTTTTGTGGACGGCATTCTGTTTGCAAAGGAAAAACAGCCTGCGAAAGAACCCGAACAGGAGGATTCTCCCGAAGAAACAGAGGAATCCGAAGAAGAGGAAGATACTGATTCCAAGGATGATGAAAATGAGAAAAAGTCGCAGAGGGATGCTGCATCCATGATGTACACGCCGTCCCACACTGCGGCTTCTTTCATGCAGAAAATTTCTGCATGTAATAAATCCGTACCCATTGCACAGCTGGACAAGCGTCTGGCTCTGCTGAAATAACAAGGAGGCTGATATATTATGACGATTCAGGAACTGAGAGAAAAGAGAGCAAAGGCATGGGATACCGCCCGTGATTTCCTCGATTCCAAGAGAAATGCAAGTGGTCTGCTTTCCGAGGAGGACGGCAAGACCTACGATGCTATGGAACAGCAGATTGTTGATCTCGGCAAGGAAATTGACCGCCTTGAGCGTCAGGAAAAGCTTGCCCGTGAGATGAGTGCTGCGACCACAACGCCGGTTGTGACCACGCCCGGCACACACATCGACACTCCCGAAACACCCTCTACCGCAACTGCTGAATACAGCAAGGCTTTCTGGAACAATGTCCGCAACAGAAATTTTGCGGATGTTCGCAATGCTCTCCAGATCGGCGAGGATACAGAGGGCGGTTATCTCGTGCCGGATGAGTTTGAGAAGAAGCTCATTTCTGCACTGGAGGAGGAAAATGTGTTCCGTCCTCTTGCAACTCGTATTCAGACGGCTCATGGCGACAGAAAAATTCCCGTCATCACCCAGAAGGGCGAGGCAGTCTGGATGGAGGAGGAAGAGGCTTACACCCTTTCCGATGACGCTTTCGGTCAGATCGCACTTTCCGCTTACAAGGTCGGCACGGCTATCAAGATTTCTGAGGAGCTTCTCAACGATTCCGTATTCGATCTGCCGTCCTACATTGCAAAGGAATTTGCACGCAGAATCGGCACAAAGGAAGAAGAAGCGTTCCTCATCGGTGACGGCAAGGGTAAACCTACCGGCATTTTTGCAGCCACAGGCGGCGCGGAAAACGGTGCGACAACTGCAGGTGCAGCGATCACTTTCGATGATATGATTGAGCTGTTCTACTCCCTCAAGAGTCCCTACCGCAAGAAGGCTGTGTGGGTTCTCAATGAACAGACGGTCAAGGCTCTCCGCAAGGTCAAGGACAGCAACGGTCAGTACATCTGGCAGCCGTCCGTCACTGCCGGTGTTCCCGATACGATTCTTAACCGCCCATATGTGACATCCGTCTACGCCCCGACTCCCGATGCAGGCAGTAAGGCGATTGCGTTCGGTGATTTCAGTTATTACTGGATTGCCGACAGACAGGGACGTTCTCTTAAGCGTCTGAATGAGCTGTTTGCAATGAATGGTCAGGTCGGTTTCCTTGCATCACAGCGTGTGGACGGCAAGCTGATCCTTCCTGAGGCAGTTAAGACGCTGACGATCAGGGGCACTTCTACCGCAAAGGCGTGATGTGATGATTACACTGGATGAAGCGAAAAATTACCTGCGTGTCGATTATGAGGAGGATGACAAGCTCATCCTCTCTCTTCTTGATACGGCGAAATGTCTGGTCAAGGACGTGGGCAGGATGGATGAGGAGCGTTTCACAAGATTTGAGGATACAACCCGAACAGCAGTGCTTTTTGCACTCGGTTATCTTTATGAGAACAGGAGCAATCCCGATTATCACGGATTGACGATGAGTCTGCGTTCTATTCTTTTCGCACAGCGGGAGGGCATTATCTGATGGATTTCAGCAGAATGAATCAGCGGATTACTTTCCTTGAAAACCGTACTGTCATTGATGAAATCGGAAATCATACATCCCAATGGGACGAGGTATATTCTTGCTGGGCAAGCGTTACCGTGAAAAGCTCTGCCGAAACCACGAATACAGGAGTCACACGAGAAATACAGTCCTTGTCATTCGGGGTTCGGCAGTGTGCTTTTCTGCGGTGTGTGAACCCCACTACTCATAAAATTCTGTTTCGTGGGAGTGTGTATGACATCAAATCTATTGCTCCCGATTATCTGAAAAATGACTATCTCACCATTGTGTGTGAAGTACGAAAGGCAGGCGGTGACGATGACATCTATTGACGACCTTGCCGATGAAATTATGGCAGGTTTACAGGAATATGCAGAGCTTGCCGATGATGCTATGAAAACGGCAGTCAAAAAGACAGCAACCACCGTCAAGAAAGAAATCGCTGCCAATGCACCAAAAGATACAGGTGCATACGGCAAAAGCTGGACGACCAAAAAGGTCAAGGAAAACAGTCACACCTTACAGATGACGGTACATTCCAAGAACCGCTATCAGCTGGCACATCTTCTTGAAAAAGGTCATGCCAAGCGTGGCGGCGGTCGTGTACAGGGCAAGCCACATATTGCTCCTGCCGAGGAACATGGTGCAGAACTGCTCGAATCCTTGATTACGGAGGAATTATCGTGACCTATGAAGAAATCAATGAAATAATGGCGGAAATGGGGCTGCCCTATGCGTATCATCACTTTACAGAGGGTGAAAGTCCTGCACCGCCTTTTCTTCTGTTTCTTTCTCCCAGTGAGGACACCTTTTCGGCTGACAATGTTGCATATCACAGTTTTAAGCAACTGGATATTGAGCTGTACACCGACAAAAAGAACCCGACACTTGAGGAAGAAATTGAAGCTGTGCTGACACAGCATGAGATATATTTTACGAAATCAGAAGCGTGGATTGAGAGCGAAAAACTCTATGAAGTGCTTTACGAAATGACGGTGTAAGGAGGAAAACATCTATGGCGAAGAACAGAAACAAAGTCAAGTTCGGTCTGAACAACGTCCACTGGGCGAAGATTACCCAGTGGGGTGTTGACCCCGATGGAACGCCCACCGTGCCTGTTTATGGAGAATCCGTGCGACTGCCCGGTGCGGTGTCGCTGTCCATTGATGCGAACGGCGAGAACGAGAATTTTTATGCCGATGACAGCGTTTATTATGTCATCAACAACAATTCCGGCTATGAGGGTGACCTCGAAGTTGCTCTTGTCACCACGGAATTTGCCACTGAAATTCTGGGAGAAATCCTTGATAATAACGGTGTATTGGTGGAGAAGAATGACGCAGAACCGTCACAGTTTGCTTTGATGTTTGAATTCAGCGGCGATAAGCACAAGATCCGTCACGTGCTTTACTGCTGTACAGCAAGCCGTCCTGCAACGGAGGGGCAGACCAAGGAGGACTCCACCGAGGTCAAGACGGAAACGCTGTCGCTGACGGCTTCTGCACTACCAACGGGACTTGTGAAGGCAAAGACCTGTGAAGCAACCGATGAAACGACATACAACAACTGGTACAAGATGCCGTACAACCCCGATACTTCGGAGAAAAAGGCGGCTACCACAACGTCTAAAACATCATAAGGGGGCAGGATTATGGCTATCAAGAAAAATATTCTGGTAGACGGACTGGAAGTTCCGTTCAAGGCGAGTGCCGCTGTGCCACGCCTGTACCGTCTGAAGTTCGGACGTGATATTTACAAGGACTTTGCGGCGTTGCAGAAGTCTGTTTCCGAGGGCGATGCAGAGAATTCAGAACTCAGTATCGAGAGCCTTGAGGTGTTCGAGAATATCGCCTATATTATGGCAAAACACGCTGATCCCGATAGTGTTCCTGCTTCTCCGGATGAGTGGCTGGAGCAGTTTAATACGTTCTCCATTTATGAAATCCTGCCCCAGCTGATTGAGTTGTGGGGGCTGAATATCGAAACACAGGTGGAGTCTAAAAAAAACATCGTCCGATTGACAGGGAAATGACGACGCCGCTGTTTCTGCTCCGTTGTGTGCAGTTGGGTCTGTCGATGGCGGATCTGGAGCTGCTGTCGATTGGACTTGTGAATGATATGTTCACGGAGATGGAGAATGATGATTTTGACGGCTGGCACGAGGTGGCTGGACAGGCGGACTTTGATGCGTTCTAATCTTGCTTTTTCTTCTCAGATGTGGTAGAATATATACTGTAATCAAAATAAGAAGGTGTCTTTTTGAAACAGACTGTTAGAAACTACGCATTATTTCTGATTGGACTCTTTATTGCTTCAATGGGCGTCGCATTGTCCACAAAAGCAGGACTCGGAACATCTCCTGTTGCAGCTGTCCCATATTCCATTTCGCTTATCAACCACACGCTGACATTCGGGTGGTGGCTGAATCTGCTGAGCGTTCTGCAAATTTTTGTCCAGATCATTTTACTTCGCAGAAAATGCAAGCCGGTTGAAATTATGATTCAAACCATCCTTGCATTTGTTTATGGATATCTGACCGATTTTTCCTGTAAACTAATTGCAGGCATTCATGCCGATACTTACCTGATGCAGTTTGTGATCATGCTGATCAGCTGCCTTGTCCTCGGATTTGGTATTTGGATTCAGTTCAAAGGCGGTGTTGCAATGCTGCCGGGAGAAGCCATGAACAGAGCCATCAGCGAGGTAAGCGGTAAGCGTTATGAGAATATCAAAATATTCTTTGATGTGCTGTATATCGTAATTGCGGCTGCGATCTGCTTCCTTTTCATTGGTGAACTGGAAGGTGTCCGTGAGGGCAGTATTATTGCAGCACTGCTGATTGGCAATATCATTAAACTTTACAATCGACTGTTTGAAAGCATCACAAACAGCAGAATAGCAAAAACTGAATAACATTATAAAGGCATCGCTCCGGCGGTGCTTTTCATATATATTTCAAGAGCCGTAACAGGCTCTTTTTTCATGCCCTGACGAGGAGGTGACCCCATGGCAAACAGAATCAAAGGCATCACCGTTGAGATTAACGGTGATACCACCAAACTTTCCAAGGCTCTGGAAGGCGTCAACAAAAACATCCGCACTACCCAGACGCAGCTGAAGGACGTGGAAAAGCTGCTGAAGCTTGACCCGTCCAACACCGAACTGCTCTCCCAGAAGCACAAGCTGCTTGCGGATGCGGTCACTTCTACCAAGGAAAAGCTGGACACCCTCAAAACTGCCGCAGAACAGGCAAATACGGCACTTGCAAACGGTGACATCACGCAGGAACAGTATGACGCACTTCAGCGTGAAATCATCGAAACGGAAAACGAACTCCGCAATCTGCAAAATGAAGCCGACCGAACAAATACAGCCTTTGCAAAGCTGGAAGCCGCCGGTGCAACGATGCAGAAGGTCGGCGATAAAATCTCCGGTGCGGGCGAAAAACTGCTGCCTGTGACCGCAGGGGTTGCCACGCTCGGCACGATTGCCGTAAAGACTGGTGCTGACTTCGATGCCGCCATGTCAAAGGTTGCCGCTGTGTCCGGTGCGGCCGGTGAGGAACTGGACGCTCTCCGTGAAAAAGCACGAGAAATGGGTGCAAAAACAAAATTCTCCGCATCCGAAGCCGCTGAAGCCATGAACTATATGGCGATGGCAGGCTGGAAAACGGAGGATATGCTGAATGGTATTGAGGGTATCATGAACCTTGCCGCTGCATCGGGCGAGGAACTGGCTCTCACATCCGATATTGTCACTGACGCTCTGACCGCTTTCGGCTTAACTGCTGCCGACAGCGGTCATTTTGCTGATGTGCTGGCGGCGGCATCTTCCAATGCAAATACAAACGTTGCCATGATGGGCGAAACCTTCAAGTATGCCGCCCCTGTTGCAGGTGCGTTGGGCTTCTCCGTTGAGGACACTGCTGAAGCCATCGGTCTGATGGCGAATGCCGGAATCAAGTCCACGCAGGCTGGCACTTCCCTGCGTTCCATCATGACGGTGCTGTCGGGTGATGTGAAATTCTGCGGTGAAGCACTCGGAGAAGTGCAGATTCAGACCACCAATGCTGACGGCAGTATGCGAGAACTGACGGATATTCTTGCAGATTGCCGTGTGGCATTTTCTCAATTATCCGAATCGGAACAGGCTTCTGCCGCAAAAACGCTCGTGGGCAAGAACGCCATGTCCGGTTTTCTGGCTCTCATGAACGCCGCACCTGCCGATATTGAAAAGCTGCAAGGTGCGATTTCTTCCTGTGACGGCACATCCCTTGCTATGGCGGAGACCATGCAGGACAACCTCACGGGACAGCTGACCATTCTGAAATCACAGCTTGAAGAACTGGCGATTTCCTTTTCCGACATCCTCATGCCGACCATCCGTTCTATCGTTTCCCATATTCAAGGGCTGGTGGATAAGCTGAATCAACTTGACCCGCAGACAAAGGAAACCATCGTCAAAATCGCTCTTATTGCTGCGGCTCTTGGTCCTCTGCTGATTGTCATCGGCAAGACGATTTCAGGTGTGGGCAGTATCATGACGCTCGTGTCGAAAGCACCTGCCGCCATTGCCGCTGTCAAGGGCGGTGTTGCAGCTGTGACGGGTGCATTGGGCGTTTCTCTCGGCACGATTCTTGCTGTGGTTGCGGCGATTGCGGCTCTTGTAGCGGCAGTTGTGCATCTGTGGAATACGAATGATGAGTTCAAGAACAACATCATCGGTATCTGGAATCAGATCAAAGAGACGTTCTCCGGACTTGCGGACGGCATCGTTTCAAGAGTCAATGAGCTGGGCTTCGATTTTGAGAATTTCACCGAAATGCTGAAAGCCGCATGGGACGCTCTCTGCTCCGTGCTTGCCCCTGTATTTGAGGGCGTTTTCACCAATATTGCGAACATTCTCTCTGCCGCATCGGGTGTCATTCTCGGTGTACTGGATATTTTCGTGGGGCTGTTCACGGGTGACTGGGAACAGATGTGGAACGGTGTCAAGGGCATTTTTATTTCCATCTGGAATCTGCTGGTGTCCACTTTCCAGAACATCCTCAACGTCATCAAAAATGTTGCCGATGTGGTTCTCGGCTGGTTCGGCACTTCATGGAACGGTGCATGGACAGCAGTCAAGGATTTCTTTGTGGGAATCTGGGCTTCGATTTCCATGTTCTTCACAGGTATTGTGACGGGAATCCGTGATTTCTTCGTGAATACATGGACAGCGATTTACACCACATTCACGAACATTATCACGGCAATTCAGACGGTTGCCACCACCATTTTCACTGCGGTCAGGGACTTCATCACCGGAATTTTCACCGAGATTTACAATTTTCTCGCCCCGCTGCTGGAGGCGTTCCGTTATCTGTTTGAGACCATTTTTCAGGCGATTCAGATTCTCATTGGCATAGCGATGGACTGGATTTCGGAGAAAATATCGGCAATCTGGAATGGCATTGTTTCGTTCCTCTCGCCGCTTCTGGAAGGCATCAAAAGCACATTTGAAACCATCTGGAACGGTATCAGAACGGTCATTGACACGGTGCTCACTACAATTTCGGGAACTGTATCCGGCATCTGGAACAGCATCAGATCGGCGATTTCATCCGTGCTGGACAGCATCAAAAGCAAGGTTTCCACGGCTTGGAACAGCGTATCTACGACCATTTCCAATGTGCTGGGGACGATCAAGACCACGGTTTCAAGCATCTGGGAGAATATCAAGTCTTCTGTTTCGCAGAAAATCAGCGGCATTGTGACGACCGTGAAGGACGGTTTCAATACCGCTGTGGACTTTGTGAAGGGACTTGCTTCCGACGCTTGGAGCTGGGGTTCGGACATCATCAGCGGCATCATTGACGGCATCAAAAGCATGATCGGCAGTCTTGCGGACTGCGTGACGGGCGTTGCCGATACGATTCGTGAATTTCTGCACTTCTCCGTGCCGGACAAAGGCCCGCTGACCGACTATGAAAGCTGGATGCCGGACTTCATGCGTGGGCTTGCGGACGGCATCAACAAAAGCAAAAAGTACGTAGAAAAGGCGGTTTCCGCTGTTGCCGAAACGATGAAACTGACGATGCAGTCGGATCTGAGCTATCGGCTTGATGGGGTTTCGGCGGCTGTGCTTGGCAGTACTGGCGGTGCGTCTGTGGTCAACAATTACTACAATAACGACAACAGCCGGACGGTGAATCAGACCAACAATAGTCCGAAAGCACTGTCACGGCTGGAGATTTATAGGTTGACGAGGAATGCGGTGAAGGGGGTGCCAAATTAACCATTCCTCAAGCAATACCATCTATTACTATTACAGCAATCGCAATTACTGAAAAAATCACTCCTATTAGTAAGGAAAAAATCAATTCATACACAGTCACCATATCATCTTTTAGGTACACAGACGAAATTCGCCCATCTGGATAATATGAGACAAACACATCTATGAAGTCTTTGTTCTTGTATTTTTTCACATTTGCTTTTGTAGTTGATATAGTAGTTATAATTGTAGAATTGGCAGTTTTTAGAGGAATCTCAACAGTGAGACCTTTCCATTGAATTTTCCCACATCTTACAGTGCTCCCCTTCGTTTCTGTTGTATAAGTACCATATGAAATTTTCTTCACACTTAGAATATTCCCTGACTTATATTTTTTCAGATGAATAAAACATCGAATAAGATTCACATAACCGATCACAGCTAAGGTTAAAAAGAGACTTGGATTCATATTACGTTCCTTTCGGTTTAATAAGCAAGAAAAGCACCATACCATAAGTATACCACATCCACCTACAAATTTCAAGGAGGGACACCCATGTTCTTCACCCTTATCCTCGAAAACTCCTCCGGCGATCGTATCAACCTAACCACGACCGCCAACCAGTACATGACCTCCAAAATCTCCGGTCTGCACCCGCCGCCCGGAACGGTCAGTACTTCCAGTTACGCAGGCATGGACGGCAGCTATCTCAATAACGCTTTCATCGAGAAACGAAACCTCGTCATCAGCTTTGAAATGCGTGGTGTGGGGCTGGAAAAACGCCGTCACGCTCTCTACCGTGTGGTGAAGCCGTCCCGATATATCAAGGTTTTCTACAAGACCGCCGGCATTGATGTGTACACCGAAGGCTATGTGGAGACCTGCGAAATCGACAACTTCACAAATAAAACGAATGGGCAGATTTCCATTCTCTGCCCCGACCCGTACTGGTACAGCACCTCCGCCATTCACGCTTGTTATAGTCGTGTTTCCGGCGGATTTTTCTTTCCGTTTCCGCAGAGTGATGAGCCGTTCATCCTCGGCAGCTACAGTACCACCGACAACATCGAGATCCGCAATAACGGTGATGAAACCGGATTCATCATCCAGATTGAAGCCGTAACCGATGTGACCGTTCCTGAAATTGCGGCGGTCACGCCCACGATTTATAATGCCGATACGGGCGAATATCTGCAAATCAAGGGAGAAATCCTGCGTGGGGACATCATCACGATTTCCACGAAAACAGGCAATAAAACGGTCACGCTCACCCGAAACGGTGTGGACAGTAATATCATCAATCGCCTTGTTGCAGGCTCGACATGGCTGACGCTCCGTGAGGGGCTGAACACATTCCATGTGCAGGCGGTGAAGAATATCAAGAATCTGAAAATCACGCTGATGCACACAAATGCTTATCTGGGGGTGTAGGATGCAGATTGAAGTTTATGAAATGAACCCAACCGATAGTGGCGTTACAATCAAGCTCACGGCTGTATGCGACAGCTTTTCCAGTCTGCTGTGGGATGTACAGTATTACGGCTGTGGAAATTTCGAGGTATACATTGCCGCCAATGCACGCAATATTGCGATTTTTCAGACTGGAAGAATTATCGGTCGGGATGATGATAAACAGCATTATGGCATTATCGAATCCGTGACTCTTGAAACAGATGCAGAAAACGGTGATTATCTGACAGTGACAGGGCGTTTTCTCATGTCCCTACTTTCACGGAGAATCATTTATCCGACGCTTTCATTTTCGGCTCTGACAAGCTATGCGGATATGGTGCGGCTGGCTGTGTATCGCAACTGTATGCAGTCCGATAATCGTCTGATTCCTGGGCTTCGTCATGGAAACACAATCGGCAATTGCTGGGAGCAGAAATCCCGATTGCAGGTGTCCTACGAGAACCTTATTGACTGGATCTTCAAGGTCTGCGAGAAGATCGGCGGTACGGCGAATATTCGATTGCAGGAAACGTCGGTTGGCAGTGGCATATACACCATGATGCTCGATCTCTCACAAGGCACGGACAGAAGCATTTTGCAGGAGGAGAATGCACATATCGTATTTTCGGATTCTTACTGCAATTTGCTGACCTTCGGCTATTCTATGGACTTATCAGCACAGAAGAATGTTGCCTACGTTCTCGGCTGTGGTGAGGGTACGGAGCGTAAGAGGACGGTCTGCTATCGTGTTGATGAGCCTGCACAGCTGAATCGTTACGAGGTCTATGTAGATGCCAAAGATGTATCTGATGAAACACAGATTGACGGAGAAACAGTGACGATTTCCGATGAGGACTATATTGGTCTGCTCATGGAAAAGGGTGCGGAAAATCTTGTGCCGATTACTGAAATCAGTGAGTCTACAATTGCCGCTGACAATCGGCAGTATCAATACAACAAGGATTATTTTGTCGGTGATTATGTTACCGTAGAGCATGAGCGATTTGGCTTGATTCAGCCGAGAATTCAGCTTGTGGGAATGATTGAGAGCTATGACCAGAACGGCAGGACGCTGACACCAACATTTAAGGGAGTGTGATATTATGAGTTTTTCTTTCGGATTTTTCAACGCAAAAAATATGGACAGGACATACACGGCGGAGGACTTCACCGGCTACCTCTCCAGTATCATCTGCAACGGTGTGTTTGACACCTACGGCGACTGCTTTTCTGTCACGGCTAGTAGCAGTCTGAAAGTAGTCATCGGCACAGGAAAAGCATGGATTGACGGGCATTATTTCCTCAATGATATGGCTTACACGCTTGATTTGACGAAGTATGTGGACGAGTCTTTGAGCCGTTATGTCACCATTGGTATTAGCTGTGATGTGAGCGAAAATATCCGTGCCTGCAAGCTGGAAGTGAAGTCCGGTACGGCGGTGACAACGCCCGCAATTCCAGCATTTGAGGACACGGCAAGCAAGAAGTTTCTCACTCTTGCGGCCGTATTTCTCAAGGGCGGTGCTAAGAGTATCGCTAACAGCAATATCCGTGATATGCGTGAGGATGAGAAGAAGTGCGGGTATGTGAAGTGCGTGCTTGGTAAGTGTCGTGTTTCTGAAATGCTCGTGGCAATGGCGTTTGTTACGGATAAGATGAATGAAATGGTCGAAAAAATCGATACGCTGCAAAGCACTGTGGATATGCTTCAGCTGAAGGTCGATGATCTCACTGGTGATATTGTTGCAACGGGTCCGCTCGGCAAGGATATTTATTACGTCCTCTACAGCAACGGCAATCTGTTGGTGCGTGGTACTGGTGAGATGTACGATTATGACATCGACAGCAACCTGTCTCCGTTCCGTGGTAACAGCGGCATCAGCTCTGTTGTGGTGAGTGAGGGCATCACTTCCGTCGGCGATTACCTGTTTGGAAACTGTCAGAATATGGAGAATATCACGCTCCCGACAACGCTTACAAGCATTGGTCACGCCGCCTTTATGCAGGGTGACGGCTACGTCAATACGGTCTATGGTCTGACGGAGATCACCATTCCGTCCGCTGTGACAAGCATCGGTGGAAGTGCGTTCTGGGGCTCGGCAATTCAGTCCCTTGTGATTCCCTCGTCCGTTACCGAAATCGGCAAATACGCCTGCCGTGACTGTGTGGCTCTGAAAAGCGTTACCATTAACGGCACCGTGATTGGTGAGTATATGTTTGTTGGCTGCACGAAGCTCTCGGCTTTCAATATTGGCTCAAAGCTGAAGAAAATCGGCTCGAATGTGTTCAATTACTGTTCTGCCCTCAGAACCATCACCTACGATGGAACGCTGGCAAAGTGGCAGGCTATCGAGAAAGGGGCTAACTGGGACGGTCGCAGTGCGATGGATGCGGCACAGTCGGGACTTGTCAAAATTCAGTGTACTGACGGCTATATGGAGTACGCTGACGGCGCTTGGAGGGAGGTTATCGCATGATGAAATTTTTCATCAAAGGTCAGCGTATTGAAATCACGGAGCGTGAGGTAATCGCAAGCGGTCAGATTGCCTTTGTCACACTGAAATTCACCTTTGACTGCACATGGAAGAATCTGCACAAGGTCGTGCAGTTTTCGCAGTGCGATGAGATTTACAACCGTGTATTAGGCGTTGACGGTTTATCCTGTCTGCTGCCGTCGGAACTTCATCCCGGTATGGTGAAGATGAGTGTATTCGGTTACGATAGCGATTCTGACACGACCGTCCGTGCAACAACTGTGCCTGTGACGCTCCATGTCAGACCGTCGGGTTTTGACGGTGAAAGCTGTAACGTGCCACCGACTCCCGACCTCTATGCACAGCTTTTGGCAGAGATGAAGAAACTTTTGTCGGAGGTGCAAAACGGCAGTAATGGCACAAATGGCAAGGACGGAGAAAACGGCTTGTCTGCGTATGAGCTTGCGGTTCAGAATGGATTTACAGGCACACTTACGGAATGGCTGAACAGTTTGAAAGGGGCTGACGGTAAGAATGGTGTCGATGGCAAAAACGGAATTGATGGCATAAACGGTAAGGATGGAATCAACGGAAAAGATGGTGCTGACGGCAGGAACGGCACTGACGGAAAAGACGGTCTTTCTGCCTACGAAATCGCCTTGAAAAACGGCTTTGTCGGCACGGAATCCGAATGGCTTGATTCCCTCAAGGGCAAGGACGGTAATTCTCCCGAAGTTTCGGGCTTTGCCACCACGGAATATGTGGATGAAAGGCTCTCTGAAATCCTCATCATTCTGGAAAATCTGCCGACTGCAAGCACTGTGACGCTGTTCAGTTACGGTAATAACGTTCCTGAAAAGTACGGTGACAATATTTTCACCATCTACCAGAACGGCATTCAGGATTTAAGCAGCTACATCCGCAATAACAAACCATTTTGCAGTGCCGCCAACGGCTACGCCCTCAGCTACAACCAGACGGATTTCGGCTGGGATGGGCAGGTTTACACGGCGAGCACCACGCCGATTACGGTCAGCTCCGGCACTGCCATTGCGATGACGGCACAGTCGGACGTGACGGAAAAAGGGGCGATGTATCTGATTCCGACTGCCAGAAAGAGCTATTCCGACACGGTGCAGAATTATATTTATACATCCGTCACCACTGGAAACTGCGTAAAACTGCCGTTTTACTGGCTTTATTGTGATACATTTATCACGGGGCTGACTGCCTGTGATGCTGCGGCTGATGGCGAGTATTATCTGTGCTGGGTTGGCAGGTCGAATAATTCGCATCCGGTTGTGCGGGAGGTGAAGGTGATGAATTGACTTTTTCGGGGTGAGGGTGTATAATATTGGTAAGCGAACTGGCTGAAAATAAGAATTTGAGAGTGTGATATTATGAAAGGCGTTTTAGCACATAACGGTGAACTGGTGAATGTAAACGGACATAAAATTCATGTATACAGGTGCGGTAACATAAATCATCCAACACTTGTTTTTCTGTCCGGTTCCGGTACGGTTGCACCTGTATATGATTTCAAGGTTCTTTATCAGAAACTATCAGATAATTTCAGAATAGTAGTTATTGAAAAATTCGGATATGGTTATTCTGATATTTGTGAATCAGATTCTCATATTGATACTCTTGTTTCGATAGAAAGACAAGCTTTGGAAAACACGGGTGAAAAAGGGCCGTTCATTCTTGTTCCCCATTCTATGGGCGGTCTGGAAGCAATAAGATGGAAACAAAAACAACCTAATGAAGTAAAAGCTATTATCGGAATTGATATGGCGACGCCGCTGACGTACAACAGTTGGACAACTGAGGATGTTGAAAAGAGAACACGGCTTATGAAAATTGCGGCAAGGTTTAGGCTTGCGAGTGTTTTATGTCAGATAAATAATCGTACATTAACACATGAAGAAATAAAGCAACATAAACTTTTAAGAAAAAGAAATGCGTTCAACATCTGTTACATCAATGAAGCTAATGACGTGTTGAGTAATTCGAGAATTGTGAGCAGTGATGAATATATAGAATGTCCAACATTATTATTTTCATCAAATGGCAAACAAACGTCAGAATGCTGGATTGAAAATCAAAGAGAGTTTGCAACACTAATGAGTGCAAAGTTAATTTGTTATGATTGCGGCCATTATATTCATCACTATAAAAGTGATGAGATGAGTGATGAAATAATCAGATTTGTAACAGGACTAAGCTGATAAATCTCAATATATCAAACTGAATAACGCTACCAACCGCCGTGGTTCACTCCACAGGCGGTATTTTTATACCCATTTTAAGAAAGGACTGATGAAAATGAAAGAAACCATCTGCACAGTTGCCGGACTGATCGGCGGCTTCATCGCCACGCTGCTCGGCGGCTGGGATTCGGCATTGTCCACGCTCGTGATTTTCATGGGCGTGGATTTTGTCACAGGCGTGGTGACCGCTGCCATGGGCAAATCCAAGCACAGCGACAGCGGCACACTCAACAGCAAGGCTGGCTGGGTGGGGCTTGCGAAGAAGTTCTGCATTCTGCTCATGGTTGTGGTCGGCGTGAGAATCGACATTCTCCTCGGCACGAACTACATCCGTGATACCGTGTGCATCAGCTTTTGCCTGAATGAACTGCTCTCCATCGTGGAGAATACGTCGTTAATGGGAATCCCGTATCCGCCCGCAATGAAGAAAGCAATTGATGTTCTGCAAACAAAAGTAGGCAGGGCTGAAGAGAAAATCGAGGAGGTAAAAGACAATGGCAATTCTGAAACCTGATAAAACAACGACGATCGGCGGTGTAACTATCAATGAATTTCTGCTCACGAAACACAATCCCAGAAATATCGCAATGCCCTCCGTGAAAATGGAGGGCATTATTGGTGTTACCGTGCATAATACGGACTGGATTCGTGTTGCGAATGGCACAACGCCTGCGGAACAGTACACCCGTGCCACCTACAATGGCAATATGAAGGATGTCCGTGTGCATTACTATGTGGATCATGTCTGTGCGTGGCAGAACCTGCCGCTTGACCTGTCCGGCTGGCACGCTGCTGACGGCAGCGGCAACGGCAACCGCAAGACCATCGCCATTGAGTGCATCATGAGTTCTGCGTACAACGCCAATGACCAGAAGTCCGAGGACAATGCGGCAAGATTGGCAGCGGCTCTGCTGAAACAGTATGGACTTGGTATTGAGCGTCTTTTCACGCACACGCACTGGCTGAATGTTAAGAACGGCAAGTGTGGTACGGTTGATGAGCTGAACACGATGCGGAACGCTTACAAGATGTGTCCGCTGTATATTCTGCCCCATTGGGCTGCGTTCAAAGCGAAGGTGACGTATTATCTCAATGAGGGACAGATTTATCGTGTGCGCACTTCATGGAGTGATGTGAAGTCACAGACTGGTGCATTCAAGAGCCTTGATAATGCGAAGAAATCCTGTAAGGCTGGCTATTCTGTGTTTGATGAGAATGGCACGGCAGTATTTACAGCAGAAAAGGCTCACAAGAAGGGCGATAAGATTACGCTGAAGAATGCTGTACTTTACGCTTCTTCTACGGCGAAGTCCGGTGCGAAGAAAAGCGGTACGTTCTATCTGTATGACGGTGTTGAGGTTAATGACAGGTATCGTATTACAACGAAGGCTGGTTATTGCGGTAAGACGCCGATCGGCAAGTATGTGACTGGTTGGGTGGATAAGAAGGATATTTGAGTTTATGCCCCTCTGGGAGAAATTTTTCTCTCGGAGGGGCTTTTTCTCGTCCAATCGCACTCCTTTTCTGTAGTGGAATATAGAAAGCAAAAAAACTTTCAAGGGGTTCGATTTCCCCCATTTTCTTTTGACTACAGGAACAGAAGGAGGAATTGCTATGACGATCAAACAAAAGCATGAAATCGAGAAAATGAGAGCCGACGGATGCTCACTGAAAACAATCAGTGAAAACTTAAGCATCTCACTGGGAACGATCAAGTCCTATCTTTCCCGAAAGGACGCAACACGGCATTGCGAAGAATGCGGAAAAATCATTCAGGAGAAAAATATAAAGAAGCGTTTCTGCTCCGATCGCTGTCGTATGATCTGGTGGCGTGAGCATCGTGAGGAGTCTATGAAAACCACATCACAGGTCTGTCCGATATGTGAGCAGACATTTATCACATATCCGAGTAAACGTCAGGTCTACTGTTCCAAGCAGTGTGCAGGAAAGGCAAGGTGGGTCCATGTACCGCAATGTAATGATGTATCAGATCATGGTTGATATTCTGAAAGGATGGCTGGAAAACGGCGTAATTTCGCAAAAAGACTATCGGGCAATGCATACAACAATGGCTGAAAAATACGGCATATCTTTGTCCGGTATATTCGTTGATAATTCCTCCGTG